ATCGTAATGGTCAGCCAAGACAAGGGAAAATTGACAATTGCACCAAGCATGGTGTCAACGGTTGCCTCTTTTAAGGCGGCTTTATCTATTTTCATGAAATCTCCTATCTGGATTGATTATACATTAATTTATGTTGGGAACAACACTTACTTAAAAAAATGAATATAGAATATTTCTAACTCAGTTAGTACAACCACTCTGACAGCACCCGGCAAAAATCGGTGGTCGGGTCTTATGGAAATAGAAAAATCAACTTTTTTTTCCAAATCCAATAGAGTCCCTGTATTAAAGGGCTTTCAGGCCGTGCAAAAGTGCAAGTGTTAGCACTGTGGACACATAGTAGATGTTGGTCAGCAGCAATGTCATATTTGCGTCATACAAAAATGTGTCGTAAGTTATTGATTTACCGTTGTTTTTTGATTTTGGGCTGATTTTTGGTGTTTGCCACAAAAAAAACGCCCTCTCCTAGTTTTTTACAGGATATTAATGAACTGCCTTAACTCAGAAACTGTCATACATCGTCATACTTTGCATCTATGATATCGCCACCAAATATCTCTTTGAGTCGTCCTTCTATATCCTTGTGGCTCATGTTATCCAAGTTCGCTGTTATATTGAGATTCTCTGTCTTCTTTATCTTAAGACCAGCCAATTCATTCAACTCACGCAATGCTGATACCGATGCATTGAACTGCCCTTTGTTATAGGCTTCTTCACTTATCTGCCATAGCATCTTCGCTGTCTTCTCTGGAGTAATCGCATACTTATGTGCAAGCTCCTCTTTACCAACCTTGATGGCTTTGAGGACATTTGGATAATCCTTACCATTCAAGAATCTAGTAGCTGCTTGGGCTGGGAACTCGAAGCCTGCTCTTCTGGCCGCCTCGGTCTGTGTGCAATTGTCATTGACATAATGCCACACAAAAGCTGACTGCATATCTGTCAGCTCAAACTCCGGGTTGTCTTCAAACACACTTGGCCTATTAACCAATGGTTTATCAGGTGCGTTCTTCCCTTTCTTCTTCTCTGCCATATCTAATCCTTATATCATATCCAACAGGGTGTAGGGTAGAGGGTATGCGTTCCCTAATACTATATTGTTATATATAAGCCATACTATATATGTATACCTACACCTATATATACTTAATAATATTATTATTATATATACTATACACTATACCCTAATACATACCTAAACAGCGTAACAATGGGGTCTAACGGTCAGGGTAAGGAACAGGGTATTAGTCTCTCCTTGCCATACCCTATCCCTTAAGCCCAACACATAAACACCAAATGTTGACCAATTTGCCATACCCTACCCTACCCTTAGCAATTTGTATCAACGTGCGAGTCTGCATGCAGCTTTACAAAATACTCTGCATCCAAGACAACTAACACCTTACTTCTGTTGCGTTTAATAACCAACAAAGGCTCATAGCCCTTGCAATTGTTCTGTGCTTGGTCATACGACTTCCACACATTCAAGCTTTCCTGATTCTTACATTCAATGCTGTAGGGAAACTTCTCCCTCGATTGTTTGCCCATGATG